TCCCTTTCAGTATTTTCTTTAGGTTGTAGAAATGCTGCTGCTATTATAGAAAACATTTCAGCAAAACTTAAACAATGTCTTCCTCCTGAAGACCAAAAAGATATAGAATCACTTTCAGATGTAACTAAACAATATACTGAATATGGAATAAATAATTATAATAATTATGATCTTAGTTCTTATCAAGGATTTAATATAAGAATTGAAGAAGTCCCATATACCCCTACAGTAACAAGAAGAAGAGCAGTTGGATATTCACCTAGTGGTGTTCCTATGATTCAAACAGAATTATCATTTACTTCAAATACTCAAACTCTAGTTACAGAACTCAAACTAATAATTGACAGAGATAATTTAAAAGCTTATTAATTTAATATTTATAACGTGATGAAAACTACAGAACTTAAAACTTTAATCAAAGAAGCTGTAAGAGAAGCTATTCAAGAGGAGTTAAAAGATATCCTTTTGGAAGCAGTTCGTGCTCCTAAAACAGTTGTGACTGAATCTGTAAGAGATACTTATGCACAACCACACATTGAAAAACCAAAACAATTAAATGCTGCTGAAAGACGCGCTATGTTTGGTGGTTTATTAGAAGAAATGCAAAACGGAGGAGTAGCTAACTCTCAATATGCTGGTAATTTCCAACCTCAATCAGTAGATACTATCAATGGTGCTTTACCTGAGGGAAGTGTTGGATTAGACCAAATAATGGCTTTAATGAATAAATAATAAATGGCAATAATTGTTCAAAATAGATTTCCAATCGATTCGATTGATAGAAAAGCAGTAGGAGTTGATATTCCATTCAATGCTCCTGGTGTTTTTAAATCTAATTATACAACAAGAGAAGCTGTTAAAAATAATTTATTAAATTTTTTCTCTACAGATCAAGGAGAAAGAGTATTTAATCCTTTCTTTGGAAGTGGATTAAAAAGACTCATATTTGAAAATATGGACAGTCTAACCAGTGATTATATTAAAAAAATATTATCTGATGAAATTAGTCAATATTTTCCTTTTGTAGGAATTGCTCAATTAGATGTTAATCTAAATGAAGATTCTAATACAGTAAACATTACAATAAAATACCAAGTAACAAATTTTGGGATACAAGACGAAATTAATATTATAATATAAAATGGCTGTTAGAAGAGATATAAAATATGTTGATAGAGACTTTACTTCTTTAAGAAGTAGTCTTATTAATTATGCTAAAACATATTTTCCAAACACATATAATGATTTTACACCAGCATCACCAGGTATGATGTTTATGGAAATGGCAGCTTATGTAGGTGATGTTCTATCATTCTATACAGATAACCAATTCCAAGAAACTTTTATCCAATATTCTCGCCAAACTCAAAATTTATATGATTTGGCTTACATGTTAGGATATAAACCAAAAGCAACAAATGCTGCAACAGCTGTATTAGAAATCTATCAACAACTTCCAGCAATAACTTCTGCAAGTATTGAAGTTCCTGATTATACCTATGCATTACAAATCCCAGCAAATACAACAGTATCATCTAACTTAAATTCTTCTTTACAATTTTTGATAACTGATAAAGTAAATTTTGCTTTTAGTAGTTCAACAGACCCTACAGAAGTAACCGTTTATGAAACTGCAGGTGGTGTACCTACATATTTTTTAGTAAAGAAAATAAGAAAAGCAATTTCTGCTACAATTAAATCAACATCTTTTTCTTTTACTTCACCTGTTCCTTTTGATTCAAGAACAATTACTGATACTAATATTATTGGAATTTTAGATATTACGGATGCTACAACAGGAGATAAATGGTATGAAGTAGATTATTTAGCTCAAGATGCTATTTATGAGTCTATAGATAATGCAAATCCTAATGATCCTAATTATCTTCAAGACCCAGATGTTGCTAATTTGTTAAGAATTAAATCTGTTCAAAATAGATTTGCTACAAGATTTTTAGATAAAACAAATTTACAAATCCAATTTGGTTCAGGAAATCCAAGTGATACTACTGAAGTTATTATCCCTAACCCAGATAACGTTGGTATTGGTTTACCTGATAATCAAAGTAAATTAACAACAGCTTATGCACCAACAAACTTTATTTTTACAAATACTTATGGTATTGCTCCTTCTAACACTACACTAAATGTTAGATATCTTGTTGGTGGTGGTGTTGACGCTAATGCTCAAGCTAATTCGATTCAAAATTTAAATACAACTACTACAACTTTTATTAGTTCTGAAGTAGCTGACCCTAACCTTGCGAATCAAATATTTGGAACATTATTAGTAACTAATCCTGAAGCAGCTTCAGGTGGTTCTGATGGTGACGATATAAATGAATTAAGACAAAACTCATTAGGTAGTTTTCAAAGTCAATTAAGAAATGTAACCTTTGATGATTATGTTATAAGAGCATTAAGTTTACCTTCTGAATACGGTACTGTAGCTAAAGTATATGCAACCAAACCAAATGCAGCTTCACGTTCTATAAGCACAATTGATTTATATGTGTTGTCTTATAATAATAATAAGAATTTAACAAATGCTTCTGATGCTTTAAAAAGAAACTTAAACACATATTTGTCTCAATATAAAATGATCAATGATTCTATTGGCATTAGAGACGCGTTTATAATTAATATAGGCGTTAATTTTGAAATAATCACCCTTCCCGGTGCTAACTCAGATGAAGTGCTATTAAAATGTATATTAGCATTACAAGATATATTTAATATAGATAAATGGCAAATTAATCAACCTATTACATTACGAAACTTATATGTAGCTTTAGACCAAATTGAAGGAATCCAAACAGTTAAATCCGTTCAAATTGTTAATAAAGTAGGATCAAATTTAGGTTATTCAGATTATGCTTATGACATCACAGGAGCCACAGCAAATAATGTTGTTTATCCTTCATTAGATCCAATGATTTTTGAAGTTAAATACCCAAACACAGATATTCAGGGCAAAGTAGTACCTTTTTAATATAAAACAAAATGGCAGTATATAAATTATTTCCTTCTCAAGACGCAACCATATATTCTTTATTCCCTAACATGAATACAGGATTGGATGAAGTCATAGAAGCTACTGAAACTTCATTTGCTTATTCAACCCCAAATCCACAAACCAGTAGATTTTTAATTAATTTTTCTGAAACGGAAATTGATGATTTATTAGATAATAAACTCAAAGTAACCTCAGGGAGCATTAGTTCTTCTAAATTTTTAGATAATAATTATTGGAGAGTTAATTTACAATGTTTTATAGCAACATCAACAGGTCTTCAAGCAGATACTACAGTTGAATGTTACCCAATCTCAGGTGCTTGGGATATGGGTACTGGAAGATATTTAGATGATCCTCTTCAAACTAATGGAACAAGTTGGTATTGGAGAGACTACTCAGGAAGTAGTCTTTGGTCAACTCAAAATTATTCTCCATTTTCAACAGGTTCTTATACTGGTTCAAGTCCAAATAATTCTATTAATCCGTATGCTGGTGGTGCTACTTGGTGGACAGGATCTACTCAACCATGGTTTAATTCTAATTTATACCCAATATCAGCATCGGTAACATTTGGGTTTTTTGATACAAAAGATTTAAATTTAAATGTAACTAATATTGTTAGAGCTAGATCGACAGGTTCAATTTCCGCAGATGGATTTATTTTAAAACAAGCTGTTGAGTTTATATATGATAAAGAAGTTCAACCCGAATTAAAATACTTCTCTAGAGATACTCATACCATTTATCCTCCAGCTTTACAATTTAGTTGGAGAGATTATTCATTTAACACAGGTTCTTCTACTCAAACTATTTTAAATACACTTCCGGCTACTGTAACTTTAGCCCAAAACCCAGGAACTTTTTATCCACAAAGTTTTAATAGATTTAGAGTTAATATTCGTCCCGAATTTCCAATCCAATTATGGCAAACATCTTCAGTGTATTTAAATAATTATTATTTACCAACTGCATCTTATTGGGCTATTAAAGATTTAGATACTAATGAAATGGTAATTGATTTTGATACTCAATTTACTCAATTAAGTGCAGATGCTAGTTCAAGTTATTTTGATGTTTATATGAATGGTTTAGAACCTGAAAGATATTATGCTATTCTAATCAAATCAGAAATAGCGGGAACAACTCAAGTATTTGATGATCAATATTATTTTAAAGTAATTAATGGCTAATTTTCCTTTAACAAAACAAGTATTTAATAAAACAGCATTTGATAATACTGTTAATACTTCTTTTACAGAATTAACATCTTCTGTAGTAGTACCAACGGGGTCTGTTTTACCATCAATAACAGAATTTTTTGATTATTATCAAGCTTTATTTTACCAAATACCTAAGTTTGGAGAAACAAATTCACATCAATATCTTGTGATAACTAGTCAAGATTATTTAGGATCTGAAG